CCATCCTATATATCAAAAAATGGCAAGTCTCCAGCAAATTGACAAGAAAGCGAAACTCGATGCTTTGCGTTCGTTAGAAGCGTCCGCATGCGTACCTATTGATTCTGATGTTGTTGAACTCTTTGAGTCCAAGCCTATCAACAAAAAGAAAATATTGAGTACGAAAAGAAATCGTGCAAGTAACAAAAAGCATATTGCTAGAGCCAACCGGAACTCTCACATTCCGGTTGAGCCGAGCGCCAATCGCACCCTTAGTTCTAGTTCTTCTCAAGGTTCAAGTGATTCGCGTAGCCACTCTTCTTCTTTTAGTAAGGAGTCGTGTGGAAAAGGCTGTAACTCTCATTCTGAAAGTTCCGTTGAGTTAGACGGGACCACTTCCATGGATGATGAGTTTATGAGCTGCCTTGATGAGGTGGCAAGTGAGATGACATTTACATGCGGAAGCCCTTCTGAGTTAGGAAAGGCCTCTCCAGACATTAAAATGTTTGATGAAGAACTACTGTGTGACACACGCACTATCGTTTACCGACATTTCTCCGTCGATGCTAGTACCCATAAACGATTAGATGAATTGATGCCCAATTATAACATTCAGGGCAATGGTCGATGTGTCCACCCTCATATTTTAGGTGCTATGACGAGAGCATGTGGCGAGATAGAAATTTATGACTTCATTATGGCCAATTATGGACCAACTCCCAATATATCTGATGTTGGGGGTAATCCAATTCGTCATCGAGCCCAGAAGAGATTTAATGTGCATTGTTGTAATCCTGTACTAGATGCGCAAGACGTCATTCGTGCTCTTAAGCGTACACCCTATCAGTTTAATGAATATGAGACTGGCAATCACCTTGTTAGGGATTGCCAAAATCCATGTGATGTTTACATGAGTGTACATTCCTTGTATTATCTTACCCCAGACGATGTTTTGGCTTGTTTGATCAAGACTGGACAAAAATCACGTGCTGGATTCGTGGCATTGGTTCACGATTTTCCAGAAGTGTATGGGGGAAAATATATGAATGGAGGTAAGTATGAATCGACTTATCAACGTATAGCACCTGATGTTGTGCGAATGAAGGTTGAAGGAAACGATCATGCTTATCAGCATTCTGCACTCAATTGGGTTGGTATCAACTCATCTAAGGAAAAATATTACTCATTTGGTAAACATGCCATGGTTTGGAGTGTCGAAAAATTTTCTGAAGAATACATAGTCAAATTTTATTATACAGACGTTCTGGGGCTTTATGCTGGAGGTTCAACTAGTTTGAGTCTAGCTGATGCTTCCCAGAAACGTGACTATGTTGGACCAGTTGAGTTAATACAAGGTAATGAACAAGCTCACGCCCCATTATACACACTTATGCGCATCAAGAAATTAAGAGTTTTTAGTTGTTTTGATTGGCATTTTGTGTGGGAGCGAGAAGGAATGTACGTTCCCTTGCCTAAAAACTTGATTGAAAAAGTAGCAATGAAAGTCGTCCACCGAAAACGAGACCCTGATTCTTTTCAAGCCTGTGTTAATGAGGCAAAGAGGCTGGTTAATGAAAAGAAATGTACTATTCCTGATGCACATAGGCTCAAAGCAGTTATTTATGCATCAGCTTTGGGTTTTGTTTATGGTATGGGTGATGAATTAAATGCTACGTTAGAAATGTTACAGCCTGGACATATTAAAATGTTCAATAAGATTAATGGGTTGTTAAAATTTAGTAACCCCTTCATCTATCTTGGTTGTTGTTTTGGAACACCTGATTATGATGTTCACATGGATTATGCGGCAGAAATTAAGAATAGATTTACCATTTATGGTGAGAGTGCTAGGTTTATGCATCCAGTCAATATGGCTGAAGCTTTTCCTAGAGGGACACCTCAGATTCAAGCTGTCGCTCCTCTTAAAGAGATGCGCAATGATTTCGAAATTAAGGTTGGACAGGACATTAAACCAGCCAAGGAGTCAGTCGAGGGTGGAGCTTTTGCGGTTGCACCATCATTGCAAGGACACATACCTGTCGTATGTCAGTCAAGTGTCGAGAATGAAATGTTATCACTGATTAATCGTAATGGAGCAACGGTACCTCCTGCACACGAGTCAGTGTGGTGGTATGTAAGCAATTTTAGTGTCGAACACATTGAAATTATCAATCAATGTATGGACTACTTTCTTGCTTACTCAATTTGGATAGAGACGATAAAAATACCGTCTAAAAAGAAGCTATATATTAAGGGTTTTGAAACTCTCGGCGAACTAGGATGGGAGCCAAGTATGGCTGCTGTAAAACAGTTCGTTAAACGGGAGAAACAGAACAAGGTCGTGGAAGACGTCATTGTTGATTTTACACCTAGAAGTATCCATGGACATTCACCTGCTTTTAATGCTGCTCTTGGGCCATTTATGTGGCAATTTTCCAATGAGCTTAAGAAGCAGTGGAATGGCCAGACTAGTGATATTTGTTATGCGAGTGGATTAACTGCAGAAGATGTTGGATCTTGGTTTACCCTACATCATGTTTCCTTTTGTACCATTATTGAGAATGATATGACTACTTATGATCAAACGCAGGGTAAACTTGCACATGATTATGCTGCTAGTCATTTTCGTTCGTTTGGTATGAAACGTGATGAATATGCTACCAAAGCCCATTCTTCCGCCAGAAGACACTTTGGTTGTTCAACACATGGTATCAAGTTTAAATTTGATTATGAAATGGCTTCTGGATCTCAAGCTACTACGCCAGAAAACACCCTCAATAATGGTAGTACCATGTATGCTGCCATGAGGTATGCTGGGTTTCCTAAAGGATCGTTTAAGATAATAGTTCTTGGCGATGATAGTTTAACTATACTGGATCCAGCATATACTTTTACGTCATTGGATAAGGAGGTTGTTCAAACATTCTTGTCGTGTTGCGGATATATTCCTAAGGTAAAATATACGCATAATGTGTGTGACGCAGAGTTTTGTTCTGGCGTCTTTTGGCCTATTGCCAATACTTCCAACGGTAAGACTATTCGTCCCGTTGGAAAATTTGGAAAATGCGAATACGTTCTTGGTCCAAAGCCCGGTAAAGCGTTGGTTAAAATTGGATGGGCTATGAGAAATCTTACCCCTCATCAAGTTAAAGCCATGTTTATCGGATACCAGAGAACATGTAGTCATGTGCCAATCATGAGGGTGTATGTTAAGTTTTGTCTTAACGCTTTGAGCGGAGTCAGCGCTTCACGTTATACGGATCCCGAGGATGTTTATCGCATCAGAGCGGGAGTCATGCATGACGCTGACCCTTCGGTAGATGAATTCTTCGAATCTCGCTATGGCGTGCCTCTTGATTATGCTGAGAAACAGCTATCCACCCACCTTGAGAGTTTGACCTCTTTTACGGATGCCTTTAATTGGCCCGAATTCGAGTCAATCTTCTTGATGGATAATTAACCACCTTTTGTCTTCCGATGACAATAAAAGCAAGGCTCCGTCTAGGACGACGTTTAAACCCATCCTTTTGGATCCTCTATAACTCCGGGTGTGGGGGCCCGATTATATTAGCCACCACGTTTTCTTACGTTTTCGATTCACTAACTGACGGTTGGTGTGGTCCATACGTATCCGACAACAAGTTTCAATCTTCTGTACGAGAAGGTTCACACGTCCCAAAGACTGCTTTAGGGTTTTGCTGCCGACAGCACGACTACGACTTAGCGTCAAACATATCACCTGCGGAGGCTAACCGCGATTTTGAAACCTGTGCGGCACCAACTGGACTGCAAGGTAAAATATATAGTACACTCGTTCATCAAGCTTACGGTACAAATAAAAACAAAAACATGCCTATTTTTCGACAAGTTAAACCAGAAAATCAAAATAAAAATAAAAATTCTCCAAATGCACGTCGCCGTCAAATGGCTATTCCTAAGAAAATTGTTGTTACAACTCGATCCAAAAACAGTCGTCGTAATACTCGGTCTCTTGGTCGAGGTATGGCTGAAATGGTCTTAGCACCTGCTGCTGTTGGCCATGTTGTTGGAGTTAAACAACCAGTTCCCAAATTCGACCGCAGTGGCAACTTTGTTACCATTACCGGTCAAGAGGTTATTGTTTCTTTGAATACTGCCTCTCAGGCTACAAATTTTGAGTTGGTGGGTGGACATAAGTTCAATCCCAATTTCTTTGTTGGTTCACGTCTTGCATATTTTGCTAATCTTTTTGAGCAATTCAAGATTGATAAACTTGAAATTTGCTACATCACTGGATCCTCATCCTCTACTAATGGTGATGTACTTCTCACGTACGACAATGATCCTAATTCAACGTCACGTGATCCCACTTCCGCCACTTTTGTTAACACTGCTCTTTCTAAACAAGGTGCTGTCCTGTGCTCCGTTTGGAAAGATTTTTGTACTACAATCATGGTCGATAAGGAGTGGAAATGGAATTCTCTAGAGGAAGTTAGTGAACTTCGTGATTCATCAGCAGGTGATCTTTTCGTGTATAATCGCGGAACTGTCACCCAGCCTGGTTATATCATGGCTAGATATTCCATCTCTTTTCGCAATCCCATTTATACACCTCGACCTTTCGCAGTCTATTCATGGGCCGACTGGACAGTGGTTTCCGGCACACAAGCCGCCAATCCTACAGTCGGGAATACGGTTGTGGTCACTTTTTCTGGCATTACCGCTCCTAATACCGTTATCGCTAAGGCTATATTAGTGTCGGCTACCATTGGTACTGGTGCTACAACAGCTAATGCTTGGGTTGTTAGTGAGGCTGGAATTAATACCGCCATAACTTTGAAGCCTGGTGATACCTTTTATATAAAGTTTTCTTCATCCCTTGGTGCTGCATTCTTTTCTAATTTGGATCAAGCCAAGGCTTCTCCCTTCAATGTAACAGGCACTACTGTCTCTAATTCAATATCTACTGGAACTGCTGCTACTACAACATCAAGTTTCACTTTTGCTTTGTCACAGATTCAGTTACCTTCTTGGACTTCTGTTCAAGCTGTTTAAGTGTCCTGATCTCGTTAGTGGAGAACCACTTGTTGGTCTCGATATGAGACTCTTGGCATTGATGGTCGCGAAGCTCTATGAGTTCCATCAATGCGACGGTTGTAGCTTACTACCTATAGTTCGCTTTTCTCTAATTTGCTTGTGACTTTCAACTTGTCAGTTCAATTAGAGTATCCCTTCTTTTGGTCTGGTTAGGTCAGTAACTTCTAAGAGTTTGGCTCTGAAGGTGAATACCAATCCACATTGTTTCTTAGGTATATTAGATAACTTGGTTGACGTTTGAGTCCAACGTTAAATGACTCGTCATGTCGACCCGACGTTAAACTGTCGACCCGTTACGCGCTAATGAATTGAGTTTCTACGGTAAAACGCGTTGCTCCCACAAGGCGGACCATTAAGTCCTAG